TTTAAATTTTTGCTGTCTACCGTTCCGTAATTAATTTTAAAATCTCGGTGACTTAAAAGTTTTATACTTTTTCCTTTTTTCATTAAGTAACATATTGTTTCTGTTTATTTGTTAAAATAAAAATAAACAATAAATGTTAATATGTCAAAATTTTTAATATATTTGCGGAGTTATAAACTCTCGTTAAGTGTTTTTAACTTAATTAAAGAAACTGAATCTATCTTATCATTCTTGATTTTTGATATTGTTTCATTGATTTGTGAAACAACTTCTTTCTCAGATGTTTTAGTTAATTTCTCTAATTTCTCAATAACCATTTCACTTAATACTTCATATCTTTTAGATAATTCATCTTCATTCAATGTGGAATATTTTTTAATGGTTACTAAATCTTCTTCGTTTAAGGTAGTCAAATAATTACTAAGTGTATTATTCGCAATCTCAACCATTTTTTCTAATGGAATGTTAACTTGTTCAACATCAACTTTTTTAGAAGTTAATCTTTTAATAATATTTTGTTTTTCTTTAATAATATTTTCAATGATGAATGTGTTTTTAGATAACACAGTATCAATGTCGGAATAATTGTTTTTACATTTAACATTTTTAACCCACTCGTTAAGTTTTTTAAGAGAGGTTTTGTTAATTGTGTTTTGAGAATATAAATTAATACATTCGTCTAAATAATCTTCAGCAAATTCTTTAATAAAACCCTTTTCTTTACTTAATTCTTCGTAAAGATGGTAAGACATTCTAACTTCTTTATTACCTAAAACTAATGATTTAAAGTTTTTAATTTCTTTGTTAAAAGTACCGTTATTGTACGATTCAACAAGTATATTTTCTATTTTTGATTTTAATAATCCGAATTCCATATTAAGTTTGTTTTACAATAAATATCAACTATTCAGTAGTTTATCCAATTCATCTTCAATATCCCCTAATGAATTACTTCCTCTTGATAAATCAATGAAAGAATCTTCCGACATTAAATCATCATTTTCCAATAATATATTTAAATTTTCTTTCTTAGTTTTAGACTCAGGTGTAATTCCAGCTGGTTCCGGTTCAGGTGGTAATTCACCTCCTCCAAAATCAGATGGTGGAGGTGGAGGAGCTCCTCCTTCTCCACCCATTTCTTCACCAGGTTGAGCATTTTCCGTAGAACCGCTACTACTACCACCATATAATTTATCGATAGTGTCGAAAATACCTGTTTTGGTGATTACAGTTGGAGTTGCCTCAAGTTCAGTTGCAACCGCTTTCTCTAATCTTTGTTGTTGTAAATCTAATCTAATTTCTTCATCAGAGAATCCTAAGATATGTTTTTTAGCCCAAGAAACTGATACAGGTGCAATACCTTCGACTTTAGCAACCGCATCTTTGTATAGTATTATTTTTTCTTTCCAAACATCAACTTTTAATAAATCAGCTTGGGTTGACGGATTAGATAAATTTAAAGTGAAATTAGATAACTCGTCCTCAAATCCTAATAAAAATAAATGTATGATTGCAATTTTATTAAGTTCTGCTAACATACTTTTTTGAATTCTATTAATTGTACGAGCAAAACGAATATCTTGTAATGATAAATTTTTACCATCTCCAACAACTTCTTCAAACCCTAAAAATGCTTTAGGTACACGAAGAGCGGTTAATAATTTCTTTTGAATATATTCGATATCGGCAATCTCAGAAAGGTTTTGAGCACCTGGTAATGTAGTTATTGGGTCAGGTGCTGCTGAGTCACGAACAGGGATAAAATAATCTTGGTCTACCGCCATTTGATTAAACCTCATATCCACATTTCCTGTTTTATGGTCAACAACTTGGTCTCTTTTAAATTTGTTTGCAACACGTTGTACATACGCTTCAACGTCCTTCTCATCCATATTACCAACAAAAACTTTAAACATTCTTCTCTCAGGAGCTCTTGATGTACGATAAATTAACATCGCGTCCTCCGATAACAATAATTGTTTCCAAATACGTCTTGCCTTCTCAAGCATTGACGTACCGTAAGGAAGTTTTCTATCATCACCTAATAAACGGAAATGAGCGATTTCCCAAGTGTTAAACGTCAAATCTTTGTTTTTCCAATTGAATGATAATGCTTTTTGGTCCGATTCTTCTTTGTCTAAATTAGACTTTCCTTTCATTCCTTTTTCAACCCTTTCAATCTCAATGTTTGGTAATTGCATACATCCCACAACACCTTTTTCAGGGTCAAGTTTTAAGTAAACAAAGTTATCACCATACTTACAAGTGTTTCTTGTCCACATTGCAAGGTTAGTATTAATATCTAAATTATTATTAAATAAATCCGCTAATACTGACTTAATTCTTTTTGATTCTGAGTATATTTGTAAAATAAAACCATTTTGGTCGGCAGTTGTAGATTCTTCAGCGTAGATATCCAACGCGGCAGAAATCTCAGGAGTATACTCCATAGATTCATAATCATAATATGACGCTAATCTCGTAGGTTCAAAATAAACACCTTGAGTATATAAATTATTCTCAATTTTAGTCCATTGACTAGTCAAATACATTGTTTGTTGAGCCTGTAATTTGGCTTTCTCAAACTCTTGTTGATTAGTTGTCTTTAGAAGTTCTTTCTTATCATACTTATAAACAGGGTAGTCTTGCCCTAATAATGAATTAGGACCAAAGGTTTGAGACAACCTCTGCCATACCGTTAAATTATTATTTTGCTCACTCATATTATAAATCTAATCGTTTCAAAAAATATATAAACATTATCTTGGAGAACCTCCGAATAACCATAAATATTTTTGATAATCGTTTTTTGTTGGGTCTTGGTTTATTTGTTGATGAATTGGTACACCTGCCGGCATAACAGGATTAAATGCGATTGATTCCGAAACCTCATTATTACTATTAACCGTCCAAGAATTTAACATCGCTTTTGTTTGTTCAGATACTTTTGTCAACTGATTAAACGAATTTTCACCAACATAAGTCGCCATTGCAATTGCCATAATTAAGTCATCGTGATGTCCTTTTTGGTGGTCAGGTCTTCCGTTTATGTAAATAAACGTATTCATCTCATTAAACAATCTATTACTATAAATTTTAAATCCGTGTCTCATCGATTCTTCAAATGAAGAAATGATTTGAACACGTTTGTTGTTAAAGTTAAGTCCTGGAATCTTGTCTAACGATTTTGGGTCGTATTTCCATTTATTACCCATCTCAACACCGTCAATATACAAGTTCTTATAATTCATTTCTTGTAATTTTCTTGCAGTTGAGACACCCATACCTCCAGTAATATCAATTACAATGAACGCACTATACATCATAGCCCATTTATATGCGATTTCAGCCGCAACATCTGGTGGTATTTTTCCAATATATTCTAACACTTGTTCTCTTTCGTCAAAATCAATAATAATCATTGAGGTGAAATCCTCAGAATCTCCTCTTGATACATCGACACCCATAATATATTTATGTCCTTGAATCGGTTCTTTCCAAATCCAAAGAGAACCACCCATCATTTTGTTGACAGGTTCCTTTAACATATTTTGTTTAATGTCTTGTAATTGTCTTGAATCAAATACGTTATCTCCTGAACCTAAAAAGTTACATTCCAACTCCTGAGATACTTTACGTTTATCGTATTTAAGTTTTTTAACCATACTTTCAAACCATGCTGAAGTAGGTTTATAACCATCGGCAATCTTTTGTTTAATTTCGTTAAAATCTCGTTCCCTTGGGGTACTAGTCGAATAATCAATAATATCTAAGTCTTTATAATCTTCACGATTTAAATAATAATGAATTAAATCCTCAACCTTAATTAACTGTAAATCTCTTGTATACCTTGGGTCTTTAAACCAAAACATTTCAGATATTTTGAAATCGTTCATTCCTCTTAAAGCTTGGTCGTAGATTTCATAATAAATTGGGTCATATCCATTTGGAGTTGATACCACAATTACTTTACCTCCTGTAGATAGGGATGCCATACACGCAGACCAAAAATCTCCATCCGCCTCGATAAATGCTGCCTCATCAAATATAAGAATCGTGGGAGTATAACCCCTCAACGCATCTCGTGATGTAGCAACGGCTTTAACTTCACATCCGTTATTTAATTTGTAATGTCTTTGCGAATTTTTTTCAGATGAAAATCCAATACCAGTCCAACTAGGCCATTGTTCTGTAAATCCTCTAATTTTATTAGCCATCTCCATAGAAGTATCTAATTTGTTGGCAATAATAAGGATTTTTTCGGGTTTGGTTTTTTTAGCAAATGCTAATTTTTTTGATGCCCACGCGGCAGTAACTGTAGATACACCCGCCTGTCTATACTTTAAAGCGATGTTCTCGTTATAATTTTCGTAATCTTCTAATAAGGATATTTGGTCCGGAAATAGTTCCAAAGGAACGTATTGGGAAACTGTATTATCGTAAGTTTGTAAGTAAGTTCTAAGCGCATAAGGAGTATTCT